CAGGCGGCAAAGGGTTTGGCCGTCCAGTTGCCCGTGTCAACTGTCACGGAATTCCATCCGTTTTCCGGCTCGCAAAACAATCCGAACTGATCAAGCCGGGAAAAAGGATTTCCCAAAACCATCATTATGAATTCGTCGGGATATGAATACATGTTGTTGCAGGCGGTATAGATGGCTTCGGGAATGGACGTGGCTTCGTCAATAATGAACATCTGTCGCTTGGTATGAACACCCTTGATGTCGTCAGCCACTTTTTGGGTTGAGCCTTCCTCGACCGCCTTGCCGATGACGGCGTGCTTGTCGTCTCCACGGATGGACTGCCAGACCATGCGCGAGTCAATGAAGTTTCCAAACTTCTCACCCGCCATGCCGCTGAAACATTTCTGAACCTCAGCCCAACCGCGCCGCCGGAGCGCCTTCATCGTGGTTGATACAAAGGTGACGGATGATTCCTCCGGGTAAGCCAGCCACCACGCGCAGGCAAAGGATGCGGCATGGAACGATTTGGCCGAATTGTGATGAATCGTTCCCTCCGCAAAATAATGTTCAACTCCTGGAACCCCGATGTCATAATAAGTTTCTACCCCCGTCTTTCTAATTGACACCACCGTAGTTTGTGATACCCTGTATGAGCATGAGGAAATTGGGAAAGTTTCAACAGGAACAGATTCGCAACAGCGCGTGCGGGAGGAACCGGAGTCTCGTATTGAGAATGGCAAACCAAGGCTGTCCTCTAAATGAAATCGCCCGCAAGGTCGGGACTCGCGGGAAACGCGTTCGGTCTTTTTTGAATCGAGAAGGTGTTGTGCGCGACTATCCGAAAAACTATGGCGGCTCACGTCATCCGAATTGGAAAGGTGGTCGAATTGTGACGAAAAAAGGCTATGTTTATTTGTGGCTTCCAGACCATCCGAATAAAAACCACCTTGGTTATGTTCTTGAGCATCGGATTGTGATGGAGAAAAAGATAGGCAGGCTTCTCTTGCCGAATGAAGTTGTTCACCACATAAACCGTAATCGGGGTGACAACTCGCCAGAAAATCTACAACTGTTTTCGGAGAATGCCGAGCATCTTGCACACGAACTGAAAGGTCGGTGTCCGAAGTGGAGTGATGAGGGTAAGGCTCGATTGAAAATAGCCGTTGCCCTATCTGCAAATCGCCGACGTGGAAAAAACGACTGGCATTATCGGACGAAGCTAAAACTCGGTGCTTCGCCGTCGCCGAAAATTTAGTTCCGTTTCCGAGCGTCACCTCGTAAATCTCGTCCACCCCCTTGACATAGGGAACCTGTGCCTGCGCTGTCCCCCAAAGCGTCATCACAATCGGCGCAATTTGTTTCTCAACCAACTCCTTGATTGTCGGCTGCTCGCCTGTCAGTGGATTCAGGATTCGAGTATGTCCGGCCACGCAATTTGAGCAGCCGGGAAATCCGACGAGAATGGTTTGTTTTTTTTCGTCGCGGCAAAGTGGTTCAAGAAAACGATACGCCCAGTCGTGCCACTCAAAATGGTTTGGAAACAAAACATCGGCGTATTGCCGGAACAGTTTCAAACGCGGCGGACAGCCGCGCTCCACGCCAAGCCGGTCGCCAAATGCCACCATGTCGTATCGAAACTGGTTCCATCCGGGAATCCGGGGAATCCCATAGGTGTTAAGAGGGATGGATGTTTCTTGGGAAAGCCTTGCTGCGGTTGTTCGTGGTTTGGCCATTGCATTTTAAGGAATGTAATGTAAGGTTGACCATAAATCTGAATTTGTAAAGAGACATGAGCCAGAGAGTTTATGATGGATTTACGGAATTATCCGGCGGCATGGATGCCAACAGTTCGCCGTCTTTGCTCCAACCCAATCAATCCGCGTTTCTTGGGAACATAAGTTTGCGTGGTGATTTTGCTGGAACCCGACCGCCATTTCGACAAAAAATTCTTGATTTTGAAAATGCCCGGACTCAAACAAACTGGGCGGGAGTATTTCAGGGTGGATGTTTTTACGAGGCGACCAATGACGAAACATTGAACAGCATCATCGTGTCGGTTTCAGGACGAACATTCAGGATTTATGTCGGCAGCGGATTTGCGGTGAAGGAAATAACTCTCGGCCCCGCCGTGCTGGTGACAACCACATTCACAGTTCCGGCATTGCACGCGCAAGTCACCGCCGCCGTCACCAGCGACGTTCCTTTCTCCGTCAATCAGGTTTTGAAAATTGACAGCGGGAGCTACACGGTCAACACCATCACCGCCGACCAGTTGGTTTTGACGTATAATGGGAGCGCGGCCAATTCCACCGTGGTTGTTGGAACCGGGATTCTGGACAGTGCCGGGAATCAGATTTATTACAACGACACCAACCCATCGAATGGACTCATGGTGTTTTGGTATCAGGGTGAGAATTACGCATTTGGACTTTGCGAAAATCAGGGAACTTTGATTTTTGACGGGTCAAGCCTTCGGCGGGCCGACCAATCACAATCCGAACTTCCAAGTTCGTATGTCGGCGTGTATGCGTGGGGCCGGAACTGGCTGGCACAAGTGAACGGTCATCGGTTTGTGGCGGGTGATTTGGTGGGCGACCCGTCCGGCAGTCCCGGACTGGTTTATGTGGACGCCATTTTGAAGATGACAGAGAATGATTTATTGAATGGCGGAGGTGCATTTTCGATTCCAGCAAATCTTGGGATGATAACCGCAATGGGAGTGTTGTCCCAGTTGGATTCCTCATTGGGCATCGGCCCGGTTCTGGTGGGAACGGTCAACAGTATTTTCAGTGTGCAAGCACCAGTTGATCGGACTACCTGGCAGAATTTGACCTATCCCATCCAGTCGATTGCGTTGCAAGGGTCGGGGCCGGTTGGCCCGCGATCAATGATTTCAGTTAACAGCGATTCATGGTTCAGGTCTCTGGATGGAATTCGCTCGCTCATGGCCGCACGACGCGATTTTCAATCCAATCTTTCCAACACTCCTCAAAGCGAAGAACTCAGCCCCGTCTTTTCCGCTGACAACGAAAGTCTGCTTTTCTACAACAGCATCATACCGTTTGACAACCGTATATTCACAACCATCTCACCTTATTGGACGGCCTACGGTATTGCCCATAAAGGGCTGGCGGTCGTAAATCTGGACAACTTGTCTGGAATGTCCAGCAAGAACCCGCCCGTGTGGGAGGGGATTTGGACGGGATTGAATGTGTTGCAGATATTGAGCGGAAACATTGACGGGACTCTTCATTGTTACGCCTTCGTTTTGAATGCCAGCAACGGGATTGATTTATGGGAATTTGTTCCCGAAGCCAACGAGGAAACCTTCGACTTGAACGATACTGTTTCGGGCGGGGTGGAAACATTGACTAGTGTTCCAATCCAATCATGGGTTGAAACCAGATCAATGAACTTTGGTGACCCATTCCAGTTGAAGAAGCTCATCATGGGCGAGTTATATCTTGACCAGATTTCCGATAATGTTTCGGTGAAGATTTATTTCATGCCCGACCAGTATCCGGCATGGATGCCTTGGACAACCGAGCCAATCTGTGCTAATGTCTCGCAATGCTCATTAGATGGAACAACATGTTCGGTATTCCAGCCGAAGCAGAACCAATATACGGCGAGACTCACGATTCCGCGCCCGCCGGAAACCTGCAACACAATAACCGGAAAACCCATTGACCGAGGTTATGAATTTCAATTCCGATTTGAAATTACCGGCAGTTGCCGGGTCAGAAAATTCAAAGCCCATGCCGTCATTGAACAGGACTCAAAAGAGGGAGAATGCCCGCCTGATTCCGCAACCTGCAAAACCACGTCTGGATGCCCTCCGCAATGGTTCACTTACAACGCCTACGGAATTTGATTTATGAGTACAGCATTAAACATTGGAACATTGCCCCAAGGATTTTGTCCGGCAACCTGGCAGGCGGCATTGAACGGAATTGGCGGGGCATTGACGGTTGATATTCCGTCTGCGTCAGGTTTCACTATCAGCGTAACCAAACCATCCAGCACTGGCAACGTGTGGTTTCGGATTGATAGTCTAGGAAGATTTTTGGGCATTTATATTTTTGGGCAGGGAAGTTGGTTGTCGGCCCACCCCTTGGCGTCCGGCTTGACCCAGTGGTGGTTTGCCGCACTGCCGAATTTTGCAACCTTCGATGGCGGGGACAGCAGTTCGGTTGGCCCCGCTTCCGGCCCGATGTGGCAACAGGCCATGGACGGCAACGGGACTTTGATTGCCGCAAAGTTCATTGTGTCAGCCGGGACATTGCCAAGCACGGCAGTCTTGTCCTTGGGCGGAGTCGGCGGAGAGGAACAACATACGCTGGCTACGTCCGAGATTCCGGCACACCAACATTTTTTAGTTGTTGGGGCTTCTCCGGGTGGGGGGCAGTCCACCTCTTATGTAGTGCCGGGAGCTGGTAGTTATATTGCTCAATCATTGAACGGAGGAAACACAACCGAAGGCTACGCATTAACAGCCGATAGCACAGGAGCTATCCCGGCAACGGGATTGTCATCCAATGTTGGCAGTAGTGGTTCTCATAACACCATGCCGCCATACGTTGTTGGATACTTGTTACAAAGAACCGCAAGACTTTTCTACGCCGTAAACTGATATGCCACGTTTAACCTTACAAGACGCCTATGATGCCCGCGTGCTTACAGCCAATGGGGAATGCTCCGGAACGACTCGCGGGCTGGCGTGGATTAACGAGGCGCAACGCCGATTGTTGAGCAAGGGTTTGTGGTGGGGCACATACGCAAAATACCGGATGGCCGCGTATGGTGGATTGATTTCGATGCCCCCACAACTGTCAACGATTGAAACTGTGGCGGTGAATCACGCTCCTATCCCGCCGCATGACATGTGGTTTGAATTTCTTGAAAATGGATTTGGAACCCGTTCACGCGACCAAGTTGGCAGTTCGGGAGGGACGGCTTTGGGCGGGACGACTGGCGCGTATGGAATTCCCGAAGCGAACTATCGGGGCAGCTTTTGCACGTTCCGGGATTTGACTCCGAACACCAATGCAAAAAAGCTGGTGTTGGTTTGCGACCTTGCCGCCGACCATACAGCTGGAATCACGGCAACCATTCTCGGACATGATGCCAACGGTAACTGGGTTCGCACTGTCCAAAGCGGTGTTTATGCTGATGGTGAAGTGATTGCCTTGGCGCAGTCTCCGGGGTCAACTTCGGTCAGCACTTTTAGCGACATCACCGGGATACAATTTTCCGCGCAGCGGTCGGGTCAATGCTGGCTTTATCAATTGGATACGGGAACGGGCGTTTCAACACTCATCGGATGGTATCAATGGTTTGAAACCAATCCTTCTTACGGACGCTGGCTGTTCCCGTCCATTTCTTCACCGGCAACCGGAGTAACCCCTCCGGCCAATTGGCAGCAGACTTGGACGCAGGGCCAGATTACCGCTCCCGCTTCGGGATCGCTTTACATTCCAAGTTTGGTTGAGGTTGTTGGCAAGGTGGCATTTATTCCGGCAGTGTTGCCCACAGATTACCTTGTCATCGGAAACTTGACGGCTTTGAAGCTCGAAGTGGCTTGCATCAAGAAACAGGAAGATGCAGTTTCTCAGTCTGATTTGGCCGAGGCGGTTGGGTTTGAGACTCTGGCCATACGCGAGCTTGATGACGAATTGGATACCATGCTTGGGTCGGGAAGAAAAATGGGCCTGAACATTCAAGGGCCGATGATGGCCGACGGCTGTGCAATTCAAACATTCATTTAACAAAACGATTATATGGCAGGTGGATTTTTAGGTCAGATGTTCGGCGAACGTCCCACGGTTCCGGTATGGAACGCGGTGACGCTTGGCCAATCACAAACCAACGCTGTTGGTGAAAACCAATCGGCATTGCCAGGAATTGAAAATCTTGCTTCCGGTGTTGACACGTTCAACCAAAACCAGTTGACCCAACTGTTGAATTCCGTCATGCCGGGATGGTCGGACATGGCCAATCAATCAAGTAAGAACACCGCCAGCGAATTAAAGGGCGAGATTCCAACCGATGTTTCGCAGGCGTTGCAATCCAGTGACGCGGCCAAAGCGTTGACTGGGGGATTTGGCGGTTCGGGATTATCTGGAAATATGACGGCAAAAGATTTGGGATTGACCAGTCTGAACCTGATGCAACAAGGGCAATCATCTTTGGAGTCTTGGACATCAATGGTTGACAATATGTTCGCTCCCGGCCAGTTCAATGTCAGTTCCATGTTTGTTAACCCGCAGACCGAATTCACCGACACAATGCAAAATCAGGAACAGCAATTCAGCCAGCAATGGTTGAGCAACCAGGTCGAGTCAATGGCCAACCCGGAGGCCACCGGCCTGTGGTCAATGTTGAGCGGCATGGGAAGCGGAATGATGAGCGGCGGTGGTAATAGTGGTGGTGGTGGCGGAATGTAGCACATGAATGTTTTCATTTTAGCAACATGTCGAAAGCCGGAACTGTTGCCGTTTACACGGTTGGTTTTCGACACTTTGCGAGTGGGATTTCCAACGGCACGGGTGAAAGTATTTTTGAATCGGTTGTCCGGGGAGCCGGAGGACACAATCTTTTCGTTGTGCAAGAAGGTTTCGGCCAAGTCGGATTCGGTGGACACAATTCATCACGAATGGATCGAGGCTCTGGTTAAAACCGAGAATGAACCTTTCTTCATTCTGGATACCGATGTCATTTTCTATTCGAGTTTTGAGGGATACAAGTTTGATGTTCCTTTGGCTGGTCGCAGAATATCCGAATGGGATGATGGTTTTTCCGGTTGCGTCACGCGGGCGCGGTTGCATCCGAGCCTGCTTTACATTGACCCGGTGATGGTCAGAAGCGCCATTGAATTATTTGAGTCGCAGGTTCCAAAGACAGTGTTCACCCCGAAGGTGAATCTTTTTTATCCAATTTGCCTGCCATTCAAACGACGCTGGTATTTCAACGATACCTGTTCATTGCTCTATCAAGCGATAGGCGGGCAATCTTTTACTGATGCACAAAAGGACGCATACTGCCACTTTGAATTTGGAACGATACCGGACGTGGTTCTGCCAAGACTGCCGGTTAAAGAATCTGCCGCAATGGTCGAGCGACGGATGGCCATTCTTAAAAACCCCGCTTTAGGTCACGGCGCATGGCGGGAACAGGACGAATATCGCAATGGAAAACAAATCTGAAAAGACGGCGCATGATTTCGCCAAGGAAGTCTGCCGGGGTGACAAAAGCGCGGAAGTGTTTTGTCACCTGTGGTATGTCTATTGCCACGCCATTGACGACCTGATTGATACGATGGAAGATGGCCGTCCGACGATGAACCCGGAACAGATTCTTGCCATGTTCGCCAACGCCGCGTTGCTTTACAACTGCCCGTTCTTTGTCGCCAACCGGAACCACCTTTTTCCGATTGTGCTTTCCGTGACCAATGCCTACGCCGATTCTGTGATGTGGGAGAAGTCCCCGCTATGGCGCAGGCGGGCGATGGCCGACACTCTGAGAATGTGCGGGGACGAAATGTTTTTCATGGTTGCCATGCTCATCGGAGGATGGGAACACATGAGGAGTTTGAGTGGGCGGATTCGGGAACTAGATTGGGTTTTGCAGCATGACGAATACGATCAACCAAACTGAGTTATGAAAAACTATATGCCAAAAATACGCCGGAATAAAATCATTGGGCGATTTGCGATGGTGGCGTGCGACAACATGGTGTGTCTCGCAAATTTTATTGCCGCTCGCCGGGTGCGATTGCAAACCGGGGAACATGCCGGGGAAGTGCGGGCAACCGGACAATTCGAGGTTTTGGAATTCATGGACTGTCACTAAAATTATGGCCGACACATCAATTTTCAATGTTGAACCGCCGCGCTGGTTGCAAAACAGCACCAGCGTTGATTGGTTCAAAACCGGACAGGCGACCGGCGAAGTTCTTGGTAACATCGCCACCAGCATCGGCGTGGAATCCAGCAAGCAATTTCAGGACAAGGAGCAGGGTGTCAACTTTTTCAACAAGATGGTGGATGCCTCCCGCGTTGCCAACGACCCGCTGTATCTTGAAAAGGTTGACACGTTCAAGGCTCAGGCGGAATTGACTCAGGCGACCAAGAAAGACCAGTTGCAGGGAATGAAGGAATACGCCGAATGGATGAAGGACACTGGTGGTAAGGGTGATTGGAACGGAACCAGCACCTACGGCGTGGAGTTGGCTCAAAAGACCGCGTTGCAAAACTGGATGAGGTCAAATCAGCAGGCGGCGATTAAAGTCAAGCAGACCGAGGCCGACAATAAAATTGCAGCCGCAAAAATCAAGGCCGATACCGATGCGGCCAGGATTCAGGCGCAGCGCGACATTGCTGGAGCCAACAACAAATCTCGTGAGACGATAGCCAATTTGAAGAAGACCGCCGATGATGGTTTCACGCCCAAAATAATTCCTTACGGGAATTCGACTTTGGTTCAGCTTGGGCCGCATCGCTGGCAGTATGTCCGTGGAGATACGGTCAAGGCGATGAACCCGAAACAATTGTTTGATTTCGCCAACGGATTGTCTGACGACGACCCGAACAAGGATTATTTGAAGAAGTCGGCAGAAGCTGCGGCGGTGAATCAAACCAAGGGAAAGAAACCGGCGACCACTTCACAGGCCGCGCCACAAGTCGAACCAGCGGCCAACGACCTTGTAACTGTCATAAATCCTTCCGGTAAAACGGTTAGGATAAAATCGTCCGACCTTGACGAAGCCCTGAAATCGGGCTACAAGCAGCCGTGATATGGCCGTCATTCAAGAATATCCTGAAACGGATACGTCAATCAAAGAGTATCCCGCAATTGAGGAATTTCCAACAGAAGCCAAGCCCGACGTTGCTCAAGCTGCAACGCCTGCATCACAATCATTGAGCGAGTGGAAGCCGACCATCGGTGAGCGACTTAAAATTGCCGCTGATGATTTAGGCCAGAAACAGTCGTTCAAAACCATTGGAGAAATTCCAGGATTGGTAAAGCGCGAAGCCGATGAACTGAAACAATTCGCAAAGGCGTCTTTGGGAATGAATCCTCAACGACCGTTACCACCTTCACCGCTATCATCAATCGAAGTTCCATCCGGCGATGAATTAACGCGGGACACTGGATTGCCGAAACCCATTACGGAAACCGCCAGCGCAATTGACAAGACGGTTATGGGGTTGGCTTCATTTGTCACGTCACCACAAGGAGCGGAACAAATGGCCACTTATGGAGTTCCAGTTCTTAAACTGCCAATGGCCGCAAAGTTTATTTCTGACATGGTGAATGGCGGTTATCTGAACATCAAAGACGCCGTGGACGCTTTCAAAAAAGGTGACACGCAAAGGTTGCGAGATGACATCATTGGTGCAACGGCGAATTTATTGGGAGGGATTGGGATTGGTGGCAGCGAACACGCCAGCGTCAAAGACTATTTCAACAAGCTCGACAAACAAGAAACGGTTACGCCACCCGCATCGCGGGAAGCCCCGGCCCCAATAAATGAGCGGGATGTTGTTTCAAACATTCCAGCAGCCGCGCTTGTTTTGACCGGAGCGAGTCTGCATCCGCTGCCGAAAGGCGCACAGCCGCCTAAAGTTCCCGACATGCCCCTTGCTCCCGCCACAAAGCAGGCGGTTGAGGCGACATTGGCCGAACCTGTGCCAGCCAAGGTTGAGCTAAAGGCCGAAACGCCCAAGCCTAAAATCGAGGAAACCCCTGTTGAATCTCCTCAACCCTCAGTTGAGTCCAAAAACGTCCCGGCAGCGGCTATGCCTACCGAGGCCGCGCCGCCAGCGATTGAGCCGGTTGCTGCAAAACCCGCACAGGTTGAGACAGCGAAGGCAGAGACGCCTCCCGAAATGTCCGGCCCCGGAAGCCCGTCAGGAGCGCAAGGCCCGGACACTGGCCCCGGCTGGATGGAAAGTGATACGTCTGACGAATCCGTGACGGGATTGGCCGACCGTGTTCGTAAGTTGCGAGAGAACGCGGGCAAGACCGAGCCAACTGAACCGGGAGCGGGCATTGCGCCGGAGGCCTCAGTCCAGCGTGGGCGTGAATTGCTCCGCAAGGGCGCAGACCCGGAAAAGGTCATGGCTAATTTCGAGTCCAGCAAGCGGGCGTCCAGCGATGATTTTGCAACCGTCCGCGCTCACCAAGAATCTTTGGCTCGAATCACAAACCGAGTTGAGGAAAAATTTGGCACTGACTCGCCGGAATATCGGGCGGCATACAAAACTGAATCCGATTGGGCGGGACGAACCAAGGCGATGCAAACCGAGTGGGCAAAGGCTGGCCACGCGCAACAGGGCGAAGTTGACATTGACACCGGAACATTCACCGGACTTCGACGCGCTTACCGAGACTCTACCGGAAAAGATTTGCCCGCCAACAAGACCGAAGCCGCCAAGAAGATTGCCGCCAAGGTGTCCGATGCCGAGAAAGCCGTTGAACCGGCCAAGGTCAATCTGCAAAACGCCATTGACAACTTTGATGAACGTGGCGTCCCGATCTATTCCGATTACGTTCTGAAACTGGCTGAGAAGATTGTCAGCAAGCTGGATGCCCGCGCCGATGCCAGCCGCAAGGCGTTGCGGGAAATGGCGGCAAGTTTCCATTCCGGGGTTGACCCGACTGTTTTGGGACATCTGGCCAACATCGGGGCGAGCCACATTGCCCATTTTGGTCTGGATTTTGTTCGATGGTCGGATGCCATGATTCGGGATGTCGGGCCAAAGGTGAAACCATACCTGAAAGACATTTTCGAGCGGTCACAAAAGCTGGTGGATTCCGAAGGCGACAAGCACGGCCCAAACGCCGATGCCATCAAGAGCGCGGTTAAGAAAACAAAACCGCAGATAGTTGTTGATGCTGAAAAGAAAGCCCTTGAATCGGCCAATGATGTTGTCAGGAAGTCAGCGGCAGATTTGGCCGACGCAGAAACGAAGGCTCGCGTCACCGAGCAAAAGTTGAAAACCGCCTCCGATAAGGTTCAGCAAAAGGCAGCGCAGAAAGCCCTTGAATCGGCTCAAAAAACAGTAAGACAGGCAGCCGCTAGAGCAGCCGATGCAGAGATTGAGGCGCGAATCGCTAAAGCAAAACTAAACGCCGATGAATGGTCAAAATCACTCGAAGCACAGCGGCTAGAGTTCCGAAAATACGAATCCGGCAAGCCGATGACGCCGATGCAGGTCAAGACGTTATGGCAGCGCGCCAAGACCGAATACATTGACAAGGGCGAAACGGAGATGGCGAGCATCGTTCACAAGCTGGCGACTGATTTAGGAATTCCAGCCGATGACGTGTTACGCGGATTGAATCAGAAACGGTCAATCCGGCGTGTTGCCGACGATGTTTGGCAGAAACAACGTCAGACTCGCATTCTAAAACAGTCCGCAAAACGCTGGATTGAGCATTCGGAAGAAACGATGTTTCAAAAAGCACTTCCCGCCGCTGTAAAAATAGCGTTCTCTGTCAAGACTGGATTTCATGGGACAGTTGCAATCGGAACGCATGCAGCACTTGAAGCCCTCAACCATCCCGTCATCACCGCTGAGAACTTTGGCAAGATGTATAAACTCGTTGCCAGCCCGGATTATTACAAGATGCAGCAATTTGAACTTGCCCATCGCCCTAATTACACCATCGCCCAACGTAACGGGTTGGTGAATGACATGAGCAAGATGGAGGATTTCAACGATCCCGAATTGACTCAAGGGTTTCCAAAGTTTGCTGAGTTCGTGAAAAAGCAGTTGTCCAGAGTCGGACTTGGAAGATTGCAGGGAATGGGAACACGCGGTTATTCCGTCTTGAAAATCCTGCGGCAAGACCTATTTGATAATGAATGGAACAAACTGGCTGAATCTGAGAAATCCGACAGCATGGCAGGGGCAATTTCTGATTCAGTTAATCACATGACCGGCGTGGTTAAGGCTGGAAGTCATCCGGCAGCAAACGTCATGTTGTTCGCTCCTAAACTCGCCCTTTCAAGATTATCCGTCATGGTTGGAGACCCGCTTCGGGCAGTGAGCAGCCTGACCAAGATGGACAACATGACGCCAGCCGAGAAGTGGTTTGCAGTGAATCAGTTGAAGGAAAAGGCCAAGATATTTGCGGTTGGAACCGGCCTGCTTTTGGCCAATCAACAATTGAATGACCTGCTTGGCGACAAAAAGAAGCTGAACGGAGTCCCGACTGCGCTTGGCGGTGGCGGCTGGAATCCGATGGAATCCGACTTTATGAAGTTCCGGGTTGCCGGGATGAACTTCGCTTGGGGAAGTCCGTTTCTCACCATGTCTAGGCTTCCATTGCGCCTGTATCAGATTGGAAAGGGCGACGGCGGAAAAACGAAGTATCTGATTTATCCTGATGAATCCATGTATAAGACGGTTGGCTCGTATCTCAGGACGCAGGAAAGTCCATTTTTGAGTCCACTTGTTTCTCTGGCTACCAAGGCGGATTTTTCTGGTCGTCCGTTGCCGCAAATTCCCGGTTACGGCAAGCCGCCGCCCGTTCCGAAACGGCTCGCCGCTCAAGGTGTAAAACCCTACACTTGGAAGGAATTTGGAATCGAAACCTTTCTGCCAATCCCGTTTGAGGAAGGGGCGAAAGAAGTGTTTCATTACATGGGCGCAAAACCCGGACAGGAAAAGCCACTGATAGACTCGTTTATGACAACGCTCATCATGGCCGCTACGGGCGGAAGATTAACCGAAGATTGGAACAAGGACGCCAATTTGACTAAAACCAAAAAATAAACGACACTCAAACCATGAACATAAAGACCATCACCCGCAATCCGTTCACTTGGATTATCACCTACAAATGGATGGGCGGTTCCACGATCAAAAACACCCGGACGGTTCAGGTCAATTCCTCAACCAAGCCCACCCGCAGCGCGGCCATGCGCTACGCCAAGGATGACCTGGTTAATTTCCTTGGCCACTCGCACGGTCAATACGGCTACCGGAAAATCAAGATTGATTTCATCGGCAAGGTTTCGCCCGTGATGACCTCGACCAAACAAAAGGAGGGAACTCCGCCGGCCATTGCGAAAACAACCTATCAGCCCAGTGGAACATTGGGGGTGTAATGTCCCCGCAGGTTCCAGAACTGCGCGACAAGTTGGCGGGATTGATGCAATGGCATTACCGGCCTGAAAAGACGTTCAAGTATGCCGACGCCCTTACTGAACTTTGCGACGTTTGCGATGCGGTGTTTGTTTTGGATGACCAGAGTAAGGAGCCGATTGTGCCATCGGAATTTTTCAAGAAATATCCCAAGTTGCAAGCCGTGATACGCTGTGACGAGCGCGGCGATGTCACTTGGAATGAATGGGTTAACCGGAACCAGTTGCTTGCCGCCGCCGCCAAGCACCATTGTAATTTCGCCTTGTGGCTGGACGACGACGAGGCTTTTTATCCCAAGGCGACCCGCAACGATTTCGATGGTTTGATGGCGCAAATGAATTCCAACCCGACGGCGACATCGCTTCATTTGCCGTCCCTGACTCTGTGGAACAGCCCCGACCATGTTCGGATGGATGGGTTTTGGGGACGGATGAGCAAGCCTGTCCTGCAAAAGAACCCGTTCTTCATATCCGGCTGCATTTGTTACCCCAACAACGCCCTTCATCGGCTGCATTGCTGGCCAATTTCACGCGGGTCAACCTTGATGGCAAGAACGCCGGGAGTGTTGCATTACGGTTTGATAGACTCTCCAGACCGTGTAAATTGGAAAGTGAAGTATGAACGGCACGACACCAATGGGGAGTTCATCCAAATGAAGTCGGAGGAATGGGATAGGACGGTTGACGAATCCATTGCCAATGTGATGACTTTGGAGGATGCTTACCGTCATCGGCAGGAATCAAACCAGTTCATTGACGCCCTGACGCTGAAACCATTATGAGTGAAACCCCAAAAGCCTTTGATCGTCGGGTTCGAGAGGGATTCTTCAAGCGTTACACCCAGAATCTTGGCATTGACATCGGCTGTGGCGACTGTCCGGTGACGAACGAGGTTGAAAAGTGGGACTCAAAATTCGGTCATGGTGACGCGACGTTCATGGGGGGTGTTCCTGATAATCATTTTGACTACGTTCACAGTTTTCATTGCCTTGAACATCTGGATGACCCGATTAACGCGCTTCGGAACTGGCTAAGAATATGCAAGCCTTACGGCTGGTTGATTGTCGGGGTTCCGCACCGGGATTTGTACGAGAAAACGCTGCTTCTTCCGTCCCGATGGAATGGGGCGCACAAAACATTCTGGCTTCCGCATTACGGTGAACCGCCGCACACCTTGGGATTGCTGGAAGTCGCGCACAAGGCTTTTGGGGTTTCCGTTGAACTTCAATCTTTGAGGGTTTTAGATGACAACATCATTCACCACAACGACCCGCTGATTCACTCGGATGGCGAGTATTCCATAGAGGGAATCTGGCGCAAGAAGCAATGCCAGGGGGCGCGACCGGAGCCGGTTTTATGATTATAGGACATGGCGATATAGCATCTGTTTTGACTGACCGAGACGATTTAATTTACTTCGCTTCGGGTGTCAGCAATTCGATGGAAACGCAAGAGTCAGAATTTCTTCGTGAGGCGACCCTGCTTCGTTCCCAAGACCGGGGAACGCGACTGGTGTATTTCAGTTCTCTTTGCGTCTTTTATTCCAGCGGACATTACGCCAAACACAAGCGGTCAATGGAACAGCAGGTATGCAAAAACTTCCCGCTTCACACCATCATCCGGATTGGCAATATCACTTGGGGAAAGAATCCGCACACGCTGATCAATTTTATGCGGGAGCAAAAACGGCTTGGACGAATACTGGACGTTCAGGACACCTATCGTTACGTCCTTAATCGGGATGAGTTTTTGCATTGGGTTTCGATGATACCGGATTTTAATTGCGAAATGAACATTCCGGGGCGACGTTTGACGGTGAACCAGATTGTAAAGGAATATGTCTATGGAAAGAACCCAAGTTGATTCCAGCCACATAAAATCAGTCGGGCACGACCCGGTCGCCAATAAACTTGAAGTCGAGTTCAAGAGTGGTAAGGTGTATCAATACGATGGCGTCCATCATTCGGAATTTAACAAGCTGCTTTCGCATCCAAGTATCGGCGAGGCATTTCATCGTATCATCAGAACCAAAGCAACGCCCGCGTCCAACCCGTCGAGACGACCCTTCAAATTCACAAAGATTCAATGACGCAGCAAATTCCAAACAACATTCCGCAGTCCGGTTGCTACGAAACCACTGACCGGCTTACCAAGGTTCGTTGTGCTGCGCCGACATTCGAGGGTTTGATTGACAAGATAAACCATGTCCGGTCGGCAATGGGGGCGGTGTCGGGAGCGGGGTTGCGCGAGGAAGTCGAACGCTGGATTTGTAAGGAACACCCCGAAGATTGTACCGGGGTAAACATGGCCATTCCCCGAAAGAGAAACCTGACACTTAGCGACATCATTCATGGAACCAAGGTCATTCTGGATTTGAAAATGAGGGGAGGAACATTGGTTGACCGTGAGGAGGCGGAACGGCGCGGGGCGATTTGCCGATATTGCACCTTCAATCAGGTTTACACCAAACCCTGCACGGGCTGGTGTAATGAAATGGTTGCCTTGGTTCACGACATCATCGGCCATCAGGGGCTTCCGGTGGACGCCTATCTTCATGCCTGTTCAATTTGTTCCTGCCAAAACTCCGCTCAGATTTGGGTTCCGTTAGAATCGTTGGACAAGGGATTGACCGACGATATGCGGGCGCAATTTGCATCCGTGAAGCATTGCTGGAAAAAAACTTAAAATGTGGTAACATCGAATAAGAATTATGCTTTACTCATCAGGTTCGCTCGCAACGCTCGACACCAAGACGCTCGAAGCGCCAACCACTCGCATGAAAAATGCGATGGAGGTTCAAAACTATTTCCGCCGCCTGATTGACAACGACGCCAAACGCTCCTACAAGCGTTCCCGGCTCAACGGATTGATTGATGGGATGCCGCCATACAAAGCGAGCAAGTTGCGCGAGCAGGGAAGGGCAGACGCTGCAAATGTCAACTGGGGTCGCGCCCGTTCCTATATGGAATCCGGGGCTGGTTCCTTCTACGATTTGTTTTCCGAGGCTCCTGGATTTGTCACCGTCAGCACGTCCTACGGAACAACGGAACAGCGGGAAACATGGAATTCAATCTTATCCGAGGAGGCCGACTTCACTCTAAAGCACAATCCGGTATGGGATTACGAGATGTCCATTTCGATTGACAACCTTGTGCTGCACGGTGTCGGGCCGCTCATGTTTGAAGACGCCTATCGCTGTCTGCCAAAAGCTTTTCTTTGCGGTGACTTGAAGGTTCCTGAGTTCACCAAGTCGGAAACTTCTTATTGGGAATCCTGTGGCGTTCAGGCCACCTATTATCCCGCCGAACTTTACGCTTTCATCCAAAACGAGGAATACGCCAAGGCGGTTGGATGGAATGTGGAGCAAACCCGAAAAGTGATTTCCAACGCCATTGGAATCAGAAACGAATCAGGCATCATGTATGAATGGGAATTCTACCAAGCCGAGTTGAAGAACAACGCCTTGTCCTATTACGACGAGTCCAAGATTTGCCGGCTGGCGCATGTGTTTTGGCGCGAGTTTGATGGTCGCGTCACTCACGCCATTGTTGAGCGTGATTCCGCCAGCGGGCTTGAGTGCAAGTTTCTTTACCTGAACATTGGCCGATATTCACAATTCAACAACGTCATTCACCCGATGTATTTCGATCACGGTAATGGCGGGTATCATCATTCCGTCACCGGCCTTGGGGTGAAGATGTTCGGGGCGATGGAATATGAGAACCGGCTTATTTGCAATCTGGCTGACAAGGCGTTTTCTCCCAAGATGCTGTTCAAGCCAACCACAGCGGATGCAACGCAAAAGATTCAGCTTGCCCGATTCGGCGAATATGGGGTGTTGCCACGCGGAACTGAGGCGGTTCAAACGCCAGTTTCCGGCATCATGGGTGAGTCAATGGAAATGTATGGCTTGGTCAAGGACTTGAACCAAGATGTTTTGGGAAGTTACCGACAGGCGGCTCCCACATCAAACACTAGCGGGAATCCGGCCACGAAATATCAACGCATGATGGAGGCGTCCGTCATGTCGGGTATCAGCAAGACCCAGTTCAACCGATTTTATGTCCAGCTTGACCAGCTTTACGCCGAGATATTCCGGCGCATGACCAATCTCAATTCCACTTGTCCCATCGCCAAGGAATTTCAGGAACGATGCGAGAAGCGGGGTGTTCCCAAGGAAGCCATGCAGCGGACGGATTACGTTCAGGCCACCCGCGCCGTTGGTCAGGGGAATGGTTTTATGCGGAAGCAGGCGATTGATGCCGTGTTTACTGTGGCGGGAGCATTGCCGGAGGATGGCCGGTCAAACCTGATTCGGGACAAAATTGCCGCCGAAGCTGGACAAAACGCCGTGAACCGATATTACCCTCAGAAGCAGCAGCCCATGCCGAGCGATCAGGAAATGGAAGCCAAGGTTCAAGTCGGTATAATGAAGATTGGCCAGCCAAGTACAGTGACATCCAGCCAGAATCCGGTCATCTATGCCACAATCTTTGTCCAGGCCGCGACACAGGCGTTGCAGAGCTTGCAGAAGGGCGGAGACCCGCATGACGTGTTGCGATTCCTGTCTCTGGACGGCCCGGCTATCATGGCGCACCTGAAACGGTTTGAACAAGACCCGACTCGTCAGCAGATTTACAAGGCGTTGAGCCAACAGGCGCAGAAAATTGGCCAAGCAACCGACCAACTGAAACAGCAGTTGACGCAACAGGCAAAACAGCAGCAGGCGCAACAGCAAAAGACCCAAGGCGCGATGACGGATGCCCAACTCAAGCAGGCCAAGACGCAACACGACATCCAGTTGAAAACGGTCAAGACTCAGGCGCAGTTGAAACAGTCCGAGGAAAAGCACCGGCTAAAGATTGCCCATGAGGTTCAGGATATGCAGCTGGCTGATGCGTCAACGGCGGCAGATATTCATCGTAACCGTAT